GTGTAATCTTTGATTACTTCTCGCATAGTTCAGGTACAGCTGGTGACTACTTCACAGCTAACTCATATGGTTCACACCCATACAATAAGATCCCTTATTACATTTCTTCAAATGGTGTAGTTGCTCTTGCAGACGTGATGGACTTTAGACCTCGTATCGGTGATGCTGGTACAGTGTTCTCTGGCACTGGAGCTTCTCAAGCTGAATTGCCAAAGGTTGGTTTTGAAACTGCTACTTCATATTCATATTACTTACCACGTTCTGATAAGTTAGCTCTTAATATTGATGGCGCGTTCTTCACAGTCGATGGTGTTCCTAGCTTATCACCAGAAGAACCAAAGGATCCTAACTTGGGCATGCTAATTGCTAAGTTACACATCTCTGCATATACAATGTTCCCTGCAAATGGTTCTATTTCAATTGAAACTATTGATACTAAACGTTATACAATGCGTGATATCGGTAAACTTGATAAACGTATCGAAAACTTAGAATATTATACTGCACTATCTTTATTAGAGCAAGAAACAAAATCGCTGTCTATCCAAGATGATCTTGGCTTAGATCGCTTTAAAAATGGTTTTATCGTAGACAGCTTTAAGGGTTCAGATCTTGGTGATGCTGGTTCTGCAGACTATCGTTGTGCTATTGATATGAATGCACAAGAATTGCGTCCATTCTATACAATGAATAACGTCAATCTAATAGAAGCTGCACAAACTGACGCTGAACGAGATCCTGGCGTTCTTAGCGGTACAAATCGCTATCAATTAACCGGTGACATTATTACTCTTCCTTATAATGAAGTAGTTTTAGTAAATCAACCGTTTGCATCTCGCACAGAAAACGTTAACCCATTTGCTATCTTTACATTCTTAGGTAGCATGGCATTAAATCCTCCTTCAGATGAATGGTTTGAAGTTAATCGTCGTCCAGATATCGTGAATAATGTTGAAGGTAACTTCACTGCTGTACAAACTGCGCTTGAAGCAACTGGCGCATTAGGTACTGTTTGGGGTGCATGGGAAACTAACTGGGTTGGTGCTACTCGTAACATCGATCGTTTAGTAGTTACTCGTGGCTTTGATAGCCGTGATTATGGTCTTGGTGCTGGTCGTTGGGCAGATCGTCATACATTTACGCAAGCCGAACTAGAAGCAGTTGGTGGTAACGCTACAGCATTTGGACAAGATGGCGTTGGTGCTCGTGTTTTAACATTCCAAACTCAAGCTACAACAGTCGGTCAATCTCGTACAGGTGTTCAAACATCTATTACTGCTAAGACTGATTATCAAGTTGTTGAAGACAAAGTTCTTCAATCAGCACTTATTCCTTACATTCGTTCACGCGAGTTATTGTTTGTATGTAAAGGTTTAAAACCAAATACAAAATTACACCCATTCTTTGATGACACAGATATTCAACTATTTGTAACTCCTGCAACTAAAGTTAATATTATTAATCCGTATTCAGCTGACTCAGCAATTGAGTCATTCAATACGGAGGTAAACGTTGGTGGTGCAGCAGAAGAGTTTGCTCGTCAAGTAGATGGTAAAGCAGAAGCTTCGTATAACAAGGGTGATGTCGTATACGTTAAACAACGTGGAACTACAACATATAACTCACAAGCTATTTCACCTGGTACAGGTATTGCTGTGCTTACAGAGAAGTCAGCTGAACAACCTTATGCTGAAGCTGTATATTTAATGAACATTAAAGGTTCATTCCAAGATGGCGACGTTATTAAAGGTTCTATCTCTGGTATCGAATACACAGTTAATGGTACAGTTACTGTTGCAGCTAAAGCCGATAATTTAGTAACTAACTTCAATGGTTCAGTCGCTGGTGTATTCTCTATTCCAAATACTGAATCTATTCGTTTCCGTACAGGTGTTAGAGACTTCAAATTAACAGATAGCTTATCTGGTTCATTGGACTTTACTACACAAGGTCGTGCACAATATAGAGCGCAAGGTGTTTTAGAGACTAAACAAAAAACAATTAATGCTGTACGCAATGCTGAGATCTCAACACAAGCTGTAAGTCAATCACAAACAACTGAAGTTTATTCGGATGAGCGTTTGACTCGTGATACTGGTTGGTATGATCCTCTTGCACAAACATTCTTAGTACAATCAACCGGTGGTTCATTCATTACTAGTGTTGACGTATTCTTTGCAACTAAAGATATCAACATTCCTGTTACTTTACAAATTCGTGAAGTAGTTAATGGATATCCTGGTCAACGTGTATTACCATTCTCACGTACAACATTAACACCTGATAAAGTACAAGTTGATCCAACAGGTATTGCGCCTGTAGCAACTAACTTTAAGTTTGCTTCTCCAGTTTACTTACAAGATCGTACAGAATACTGCATCGTATTACTATCAGATTCAAACAACTATCGTGTTTGGATTGCTCAGCTTGGTGAGAAGAATATTGGTTCAGACCGTTTCATTTCTGAGCAACCATATGCTGGTGTTCTATTTAAATCTCAAAATGCTTCTACATGGACAGCAAACCAAGAACAAGATTTGAAATTTACAATCTATGCAGCTGAATTTGATACACGCGCTAAACCAACTATATTATTCCAAAATGAGCCATTGCCTCCAATCATATTAGAGTCTGATCCATTCCAAACTGCTACAGGTAGTTCATCAGTTCGTATATTTGCAAAAAATCATGCAATGCCAGTTAATTCATCTGTTATTATTTCAAACGTAGCAGATGGAACATATAATGGTATCGTAACAACTGCAACTAGCGGATTAAATGGCACGTTTATTGTTACAGATTCAGAGCGTGATGCATTTGTAGTAGATGTAGGCACAAATGCAACAGCAAGTGGTTTTGTTGGTGGCTCTGATGTTGTTGGTACAATCAATATTGGATATGATGCTGTTAACTTTATTGCACAAACACAAACATTCTCTGAAACGACCTTAGCTTTTGCTATGACTCCAGTGAATGAACAATATAACGCAGCGGTTACAGAAACATCATTAGTGCCAAGTATTACTTCATACTTTGATAGCCCTAATATTATTGCTTCTCAAACAAATGAGAATGAAAATCTTGGTGGTGATAAGTCCTTAGTTGTATCAGCTAAGTTAACATCAACTAATAAGAACTTGTCTCCAGTAATCGATACTGCTCGTATGTCTATGTCAACAATCAACAATAAGATTGACACTTATACAGTATTGACAAAGAATAATATTGATTTAGATTATAACCCAATAATAATAATTGGTGCTTCAGCTGGTTTCAGCGGTAATACAATCAGCGTTCCAAACACTGGAAGCTTGAGAACAGAAGCAAGAGGAATCAGTATAGGTAAATATATTAAAGTTAGCAATACTGGATCTGGAACAAATAACTCAGTTGATCCTATTTTAGTAACAGCTGTTGCTTCAGATGGTTCAACTATTACTTGTGATACAACATTTACAACTCAAGCATCTACTGCAGCTACAATTACTGTATTAGATAACTTTGTATCTGAAATTGCTCCAGTTGGTGGTTCAGCTGAATCTAAGTACTTAACTCGTGTTATTAACTTAGCTAATGAATCTACCTTCTTAAAGATCATGTTTGCTGCTAATATTCCAGCAGTAACAGGTTCTGACATTGAAGTGTACTATAAACTATTACCAGCCGGTTCAACGACTGATATTAGTCAATTTAACTTTGTTAAAGCTACTTCGCCAATTAAGGCAATGACTAAGACATCTAACTATAATACATTTACTGATGTTGAATTTGATCTTGCTAATTTACCTGCATTTGATGCAGTAGTAGTTAAGTTAGTATTCAAGTCTGGAAATTCAGCACAGGTACCTCGTGTTAAAGATCTAAGGATAATTGCTTGTGCGTGATGCGCTAATCAAGGTTGAAAATGAAACTCGTTTATATAGAGATCCAATTACCAAGAGTGTCATAAATACAGATGATGTTGGATATAAAAAATATATCCAACAGCGTCAAAAGCTTAAACAGACACAAGAAGTAGTTGAACAAAATACAAACGATATAAAATCAATCAAACAAGAATTAAGTGAAATCAAAGGGATGTTATCTACGATAGTAGCTAACATACAAAAATAGAGAGAAATAAATGGCTGCCATTACCGTAACGTTACAAGATACATTTAATAGCTGGAGACTTAAAAATAACCAGTTAAGCGACTTCGTGGGTGATTCTGACGAGTTACTTACTGTTGCTCAAAATATTGTTGGTGCAGTAAATGAAGTTAGAAATGCCGCTCCTTTAGGCGGTATTATTAGCACAGACGGTAATGAATTTAAAGTCAACGTAGACTCTTCAGACACGTATGAATTGGTGTTGACTGCTGCTGGTAACTTATCTGTTACTGGTGAAATGACAGCTACTAAGTTCAATGGTCCTTTGACAGGTAATGTAACAGGAAACGTAACTGGTGCATTAACAGGAAATGCTTCTACTGCAACAACTTTACAAACAGCTCGTACTATCAACGGTGTAAGTTTTAATGGTAGTGCAAACATTACTATTAGCACTGATGCAACAGGTGAAGGCACTACAAACCTTTATTTTACAAATGCTAGAGCACGCGCTGCAGTAAGTATTGCATCTAGCGGTAATATTACATACAACTCAACCACTGGCGAATTTAGTTTAACAAACGCTAACGTAGTTGCTGCGCTTGGTTATACACCATGGCATTCAGGCAATGATGGCGCTAGTTCTGGTTTAGATGCTGACTTATTAGACGGTTTTAACTCAGCTACTGCTGCGACTGCAAATACCGTTGCTTTAAGAGATATAAACGGCGATATAACGACAAACGTTTTCCGTGGTCGTGCAACTTCAGCGTCATACGCCGACTTAGCAGAAAAATACACAACAGATAAAGAATATTCTGTTGGTACAGTTATGATAGTTGCTATGGGCGGTGATGCAGAATGCACACAGTCTTTTGCCCCAGGCCAGATTGCAGTTGGTGTCATATCAGAAAAACCAGCATTCTTAATGAATAAAGATGCTCCTGGTCAAGCGATTGCTCTTCGTGGTCGTGTACCTGTAAGAGTTATTGGCCCAATTTCCAAAGGTCAAACTGTCATCGCATCAAGCGATGGCAAAGCAATCTATGGTATGGTTAATCCAGTTGCTATTGCGCTAGAAACCAACATGGATTTTAATGAAAAATTAGTTGAGTGTGTTATCCTATGATATCGCAATTTGAAGAAGCATTTTTTAATCATGCGAAGGATCATTTACTTTTAAGCCATTTATCATACACTGATTCACCTGTTGAAGGACAACAAATAATTGGTGTTTTAGTTGATGAGGATAATGATTCAACAAGAGCTGAAGAAAACTATAGTGATTTTCAATCTTTTATAAATGGATTAATTAATTTAGAACACCCAGAAAATGTTTTAATTGACCCCAATTGGGATTTAATCTGCGAACACTTTGTAACATTGGCTAACCAATCTGATGAATGTAAAGAATACATTAAAGATTTATTAGCCAATCAAACAAGAGAACAGTTTGCAGAATATATAACACATGCAATCATTAAAAAATTAATAGCTAGCAATATTAACGCTAAGAATGTTTATATTGTCATTTCTAGTTATTGTCCAACAGATATCTTTGATAAAGTAATGGAGGTATAATATGGCACAGTCAGAACGCACAACGTCTGGAATGATTGGTCCAGATTCTGCCACTATTCAAGCTACCATAAATACTTTAAAAGATGCAATGGTTATTGGAGCTACTGTTCAAGCTGCACATATCAATAGCTTATTGAGTATGTGGAGACAGTTTAACGATCATTATCACAGTGTATCAGACTTATATGGTATTGATAACTATGGTAATGTTGGTAGGTATGGTACAGCCTGGGATTCACCTAATCCTAAAAACACAGATGCTATGGGCGGAACAGAACCGGCTGATGTAACATCTGGCGACACGATCTTGGCTTCTAAGCATGAAGAAATTAAAAATGCTTTACTTGGTGCAAATGATCATGCTCATAATATTTACGATAGGGATGGTTGATAATGTCTGGAAATGAAAATACAAGTACAGCAACGTCTGGAGTAACAGTTAATAGTAAAACTCAAGGAGATACTATTTCAGCTGATACGTTTCAACAGATGTTAAATATCCTTGACAACCTTACGGATCACACGCATATATTCTATGATGACTATTCTACAGCATGTAATTGTAATTGCAACTGCGCGTGCGGCCGTGGGTCTTGTTAATGACAACATTCATATTTAAAGTAGAAAATTCATCAAATAAAGCTTGGTCAGATGTATGCGAAGGGTTAAATACTTTTTATACAGGATCTGATCGTGGTTTATCTCCAATTGATTATACTGCTAAACAAGATCACGAGCAGCAAATCAACACATATGTAAAAGTCTTCAATAGAGTAGGGCTTTACAAATCCAAAAACAGTTCACTAGCAATTGCTCTTTCAGAGATATCTGAAGGCCAAACTGTTGGTGTCAACTATATAAACTTTAGTCTTATCAAAGAGGCATTAACAGGTGAATATGATGCTGTTTATTTTGGATATATCTTTAATGGCGAAACAGCCAATCAAGCACAGGTTGTAGAAAGATCATTTTATTTTGGCAGAAATGCACAAGGTAAAATGACCGATATTGCTTCTGGAAAAGAACTAGATTATAATAGTAAGTATGCTGCCGCCGTTTGGATGGTTTTTTACAAGATTAAAGACTGTGATGTATATTATGTGGTCTGCAATAATAACCTATTAGATCCAACTATCATTCGTCAAAATTTCTTGCAGACTCCTGATTGGGATAACTCTGAAGATATTATTGCTTTAATGAATACACATGATGGAAACTTTAAACAATGCGTGTTTAGGCCAGATTTAGAAGATGCTTCCTTTGTTGGTGATAATATCATTACAACTAATAAAGAAAAGTTTGTTATTGATGTACTTGGACTGTCAAAATTTCACTTTATAAATAAAGCTAAGTTACCAGATGAGAAGTTACCAAAGATTGATTTAGAGATTAATTGTTCAGCTGAATTTTCTAGACTGTCTAATAACAAATTAGAAATCAACATGAGTAAGAATTCTTTGGCAACTCTGTCATATAAATGGATTACTGGTACAGAAATGGACTATCTAGCTTCTAAAGAAGAAGCATTAAGATATGATTTTATAATCGCAAAAATTTAAAATATGGAATTAATATCATGCTCGAGCGAAATGAACACCCAATCGTATTCATCAAACGAAACACAAATCCTGATCACGCAGCTACTGTGTCTCGAGATGGTTTTCAGTTCTATACTGAAAACATTATCACTCCTAAAGGTTTAATCAAAGAAAATAAGCTTGTCTCTGTAGCTCCATCTACTGATGAGCAGATTAATTCTTTTTCTGATGTACCTCAATTGTTCCAAGACATTGGACATATGAATGTCATCCTTACAAATGCATGTAACCTTTCATGCTCTTATTGCTACGAGCAACACAATAAAGACTTTGGTAGATTTACCAATGAGTCTTTACTTAAAGCCTATGATTGGCTTTTAAATAATTCCAAACAACAGAATAAACGTTTCCAATTCTTTGGAGGAGAACCGCTTATTCACAAGGATTTAATCCTAGAATTTCTTCAAAAGAATTCACAACATTTAACAGAAAACTATTACAATAATGGTCAAGCTGTTACGATGATTACGAATGGTCTATTATTAAGTAAAGATTTTATAAAAGAATATTTTAATTATGATTTCACATACATGATGATTTCATTAGACACTTTGCGTGTAGAGATTGACCATCGTGAATTATCACAAAAAGATATAGACTCTATAATTAACACCGTATCGGAACTTCCAGTATATGCTAAAGACAGAATCACTTTCCGTTGTACACTTACTCAAGAAGGTGCACCATATTTTGTGGAATATATTGATAGACTTTATGATGTCGGTGTACGTAACATTATTGTGCATCCGCTTGTTCATGACTCCAGTGTTGGTTATATTAGTTGGAACATGGATACTTGGAATGGTCTACACTCTGATATTGTAAACCTACTTGATAAGTATGTTGATTTAGAGATATCATTCTCTGAGGGTGTTGGTCAAAAAGTTGAAAACAACTGTTTAGTTGGGTCTGATATGATTGCCATTGATGCGTCAGGTGACTTTAGCGGATGTTATTTCTTTACGAATATGAAAGCCAATGAAGCGGTAAGTCCTACAATCCTTGGCAACATATTTAAAGATAGCGTGTATACAGATCGTTATACAACATTTCAAAAACTATATAATGAGATGCATACATCAAATGAGCAATGTAAATCGTGTGATTATAGAAACTATTGCTATCAATGTCCTGCTGGCAATGTGTCTACTGGATCTCCTCTATTTAGACCAGATGACATGTGTCAGAAGATTGTAAAATTATATCTTGATTTACAAGATGACATTAAGAAAAAACAAGCGGAAAGAAACTATCGTAAGCAAGCTATGTTATTATGAAGAATGTGAATACTATTGCCATTTATTTAGGCGATACATGTAACTTTAATTGTACATATTGTGACAGAGATTATATTAAAGATCTTGGTGGTCAAAATATGTCTAAGCACTATATTCGTCTTTTAAAGAACTTCTTTTATCATGCTTTTAAAGATCCAAATTGTAAAGTTGATAGGATTGCTTTACATGGAGGTGAACCATTCTTATATGTGAAACGAATGGATGAAATATTAGAAGAATTAAAAGATGATTATTTAGATGCTAAAGGTTTGTATATTTCAATAACAACAAACGCTTCTTTATTTGAAAAAGAGCAGTGGTTTTTGGAGAAATGGAGGAAGTATTTAAAGTTTACTATCTCATATGACTTCATATATCAGAAAGAAAATAGAGAAGATTTTGACATCTATAAATCTATCGAGTTGTGCAACTATTATAATATTCCAATCCATTGGCAATTTGTTATGCCAGTTGCTGATCGTAGAGTATTCAGCTTAGATTGTATTAAAGACATCTTAGATAAACTTTCTCGTTGTAAAGTTAGGTCAATCAATCTTATTCCACTAAGACATCATCGTGGTGGAGCTAAGTTTAAAACATTTGTTGAAGAGTTAAACTTAGCACAGTATGCTGATTCTTTCCATAGGTTTGTGAGCGTATTATACAACTATAATATTATGGTGTTTATTGATGGAAACTATGGCGTAACTGATAAAGCATATTTTGGCGATCATTATAAAATGATCCTTTCTCCTGATGGTTACATCTATTCAGAATATGACTTCTGTGAATATAAGAGACCTGAATATCAAGTAGGGAGATGGACTGATGGGTTATCTCCAAACTTTGTTCCAGTGTTTAATCGTAATGGTGAACCAGACGATATCGTATATGATAAGTGTAAGACATGCAAATCAGCAAATATTTGTGGATTAAGATACTTGCACAAGATGTTTGATACTCCTCCAGGAGAGCAGTGCGTTACGTTCTATCAGATTCAGGATGCTATGGTTAAGTATACAACTAAGCTTCATAGCAAAAAAAGCTTTTTCCATTGGATTGCAGATGCAACGTCAACAACTAATAACTGATGAAACAAACTTCAAGCAATACTTTTTAGAAGAAGATAATTTAAGAAGTTTGCAGAATGAGGTAATATTTTCAATTCTTAGAAGATATAACTGTTTTGCGGGTTGTAAGATATGCTATGTCGACAAGTACTTTGAGACTGATAAATCAAAGTTTAAAAGATTTATACCAGATGAAATCACACAAGAACAAAGTGATCTGTGGTTAGAAGTATTTTCATCATATTCATTTGCTAGCACAATCGATGATCTATATTGGATGAAGCACCAGCAACCACATCTTTTTGAGTGGTACAAAGAACACGCTGGTATTTTTCATTTTGGATCCATGACAGATAATAACTTTATCAGAGCGTGGGATATTTTAGTCAATGAGATAGAAAAGCCCAAAGGGATTTATGAGTTTACGTTCTCAGATGTATGGTTATCAAAGATTAAAATTGACGAGATAGTTGATAAGATTAAGATAGTGCATAAGCTTATGCCTATCTCAGTTATTAAATTAATACAAACTGATGTTAATTCATTGCAATGGAATCCAGTTAAAAAGATTGTGGACTGGACAAAGGCAAATGATGTTAAGTTGACTATACACCATGATGCTAAGACATTTGATACTATTAAATTGGGGATAGCTGCTCAGCAACATTCTTATGCAACATTTAACGGAGATATGTTTACGGTTTGTGGAGAAGCAGATTATTTGCAATATGATTCATTCTTCCATACTTTGCCAGATGCTATAAATCCAAACTGTGAACCATATGATGTATTAGAAGGAAAGTTTGATGTTAGTAAACATGTATCTACGCACCTGGCTGGAAAGGTAGATACTTATAAGCGTCATATGGAAAAACTCAAGTTTGTTGATGGAGGTATTACTGGGAACTATAAGAGATACTTTCAGTGGGTAATTGATAATTTGCATGTCAATCATGATTTTAACTTTATTCCAATTTTATCATTGAAACCATATCACCACTATTATGAAAAACTAAAGCATGCTGGCTGGATAGAAAGCCAATATGGATTATATAAACCAAGTGATTCAGTAGTTCCACTATTTAAGATAAATTGACATGTCACACACTTATAACATTAGCTTAGCTTCTTTAAAGAATTCTCTTAAACCAAAGGCGGATAAGTTGCCTATGTTTGAAAGAACTCAAGAATCTATTTCTAAATTTAAAGCTGGTGACATTACGTTCTTTTATGACAATTATACAAATGGCATCTATAATGAAAATATGGATCCATTATCACAAGTCACCGAACCAGATGCAGTATATGAAAATGTAATTAAAGAAGTTCGTTCTCGAGTTAAATCAAATAAACCATTTTGGATTCGCATATTGCTTGGTCATGCGTGTAATTATGACTGTGATTACTGCATGCAAAAAGATATCGGCAATCCAGATGAACGTGAGAAGATTACAACAACCGATAAATTTATAGAACAATTATCTAAATTAGATTTAAGTCGTTTAGAAAAGATTGATCTATGGGGTGGAGAAACACTTCTCTATTGGAAAACCATGGTTGATATAATGACTAAGTTTGATAGAGAAGGTTTAGTATGGTTTATTCCAACTAATGGTACCCCGCTTCAAATGAAGCATATTGAATTTTTTAAGACTCTTAAAGGCGAAGTTACTATTGGATTATCGCACGATGGCCCAGGTCATGAACGTCTTCGTGGTGAAGAGTTTCTTCACAAGAAAGTAGAAGTTCTAAAAGCTGCACAAGAAACTAATAACATTAAATTTTCTTTTAATCCAGTACTTTCTAGGACTAACTTTGATTTAATTGAAATTAATAATTTCTTTTATAAGTTTGCATTTGATAATAATTTAGATATGAAAAAGCTAGCAATAGCTTGGGTACTTGGCCATAATCACGATTATGAGAACATATCTGGTTCTGCAACTCATGTTATTGGCGGTGAAGCGTTAGATAAATTTAAGCAAGCATTAGATGAATATATGGAGCTTAATATTCAAAAGATGAATGGTGCTCCTACAACTATACTAAATAATTCTTTATTTGACGGTGGTATGGGTGCATTACCATATATTAAGACATTGCAAAAACAAATATTGCCTACAAATACCACATCATGTGGAGTAGATGATGAAGGTGTTTTATCGCTTGATATGAAGGGCAATGTTCGTACATGCCCACACACAGATGAAACGTTTATTGGTGGACATATTGAAGAGCTAGAGAAAGTTAAACTAAAGCGAGTAGATTTAGAGCGTTACGAAAATCATTGCAGATCGTGCGAAGTATTTAGGTTGTGTAAATCTAATTGTCCTATTGAAGTTCCAGATGAAGTGTTTTATACAAATTGCGCAGTTGAAAAAGTTTATAACAGAGCTATTCAAAATACAGCCTTTAGATTAATTTTTGGCAATAAACCAGTGAAACAATGAAAAAATTCTTATTAGTTAATTATACAGCCGAAGAACATGGGCAAGAAGTCCCATATCTATGGCTTACGCTTAAGTCTTATTTTCAACGCAATTCAATTAATCCTTCTGCATGGGAATGGTTAGATCCTATTCATGACGATATGGCTGAATCTCCAGAGGATTTAGTTCAGCAAATTGTTTCACAAGAACCAGACGTTATTGGTATATCATGCTATATTTGGAATGATAAGCTTACAATGCATGTTATTAAAGAAGTTAAAAAGCTTCTTCCTAATATTAAAGTTATTGCGGGTGGACCAGCTTTATATTATGAGCATCAGAAAAATTGGTTTAAACACCATCCATTTATAGACCTGGTTTGTAAGTATGCTGGTTATGGAGAAGTGTTCATAACAGATTACCTTGATGGTAAGTCACCAAAGGAAATTCCATTCGCGATATATCCAGATTTGGGTAGAGAAGTGTGGAATGAATCTACTGCAGAATTCAATAGACGAGAGTTTAATTATCCTTTACCATATAATGATAATATTGA